TTAGAAGAGGGTCATCAGTTTCTTAAGGTTCTCATGGCGTGCAGCATCCATAACGAGGAAGAGGTCGATGATGGCCCAGAGATAAAAACCACCGCAAGTCAACAGCTTAATAATGCCTAGAGCTGTGTGCCCAAGGTAAAATCTGTCTATTCCAAGAATGCCACCGAGCAACGAAATGATGAGCGTGGTGATGGGATCTTTAAATTGCAAACACGCAAGCATGGTGACTTGTTCGTCGTTCATTCTTTCGAATATCTCGCGAACTTGCATTAAACTCTCCTCTGGAAAGTACTTGCCGTATGTAATGAGTAGTGAATTTACGTCTTTCTCCATCTTGAATGTGTGTTATTTTGTTGCAAAGTTACGTAATATCTTTTACAAATTAAGGAATGATGCATCAAAATAATAGGCTTTTTCTGTTCTTAAGGTTAGATGGTGGTGTGTTTGTTGGATTATTTGTGTTGCACTGGTGCCGCCTTAAACGTTGACAAGTGAACTGATTGGCTATGCAACCTGTTCACTTGTCTGCGTGTTAGTGGGTTTATCTTATTTCACTAGCACCTTTTTTATGGTGCCGTCGCTCATCTTAATGATGTTCACGCCTGGTTGTTGGCCATTGATACGAACGCCCTGGAGGTTGAAACGAGCCACTTCTACGATTTCCTTCTGAGTTGAAGAGGTGTTGCCAATGGCAGTGACAACAGCTTTGAGGTCGTCGTCGATGTTGCTTACATTCATGCCATTCCAGTCGCCCGACTTCTCATAGGCTTTCTTTTGGCCTTTCACCACGTGCAAGTTGATGCTACCAGCGAACTCTGCAAATGCATCTCGATGGCACGAAGGCGGGTTAGTGGCATAGACATTGAGTGTTATTTCGCTGCTGTTGTAGGCCAATAGTTTGGCGCCAATATATTCAAGAGTAGAGGGTAGCGTGATGTTTTCCAACGTATAGCATGCTGTGAACATGCCATCGCCAAGGCGTTTAACGCCTTCGGGTATGGTTACCGATTCTATTTCGCTGAAGAAGAAACAGCTGTCGCCAATCTCTTTTACAGTAGAGGGGATGTTAACTTGGCAGCCCGAGAATGTAAATGCCCACTTGCCTATCTTTGTTAGTCCTTCGGGCAGTATCACTTTGTTTAGTTTTACTTTCTTTTTAAGGGTTTTATTGGAGATGTGCTTGTAAGCATTTCCTCCGCCACAATCTTGAAAAGCACCCGTTGCCAGTTCTTTAACTGTTGTGGGCACAGTGTAGCTATTGCCTGGTTTTGAAGCGGGATGGCATATAAGCAGGGTGAGTTCCTTATTAAATAGCACGCCAGCCTGCGAGGTGTAGTGTGCATTTTCTGTATTCACGGCAATGCTGTCGAGCGCATAGGTTGAGGCAAAAGCGTCTTCGCCAATGCGGGTAACGCTTTTGGGGATGATGATGGTGCTGATGTGTTTGGCTCCTCCAAAAGCCAAATGTCCAATACGTTCTATCACTCCAGGCACTTCCACCTTGCCCTTACCCTTTTTAAAGCATTGCAGCAGGGTGTTGTCGGCATTTCGAATAAGCAGACTGTCTACAAGGTCGAAATGCTTATTGGTGGCAGGAACGCTCACTTCGGTTAGGTTTTTGAGCAGTGCAAACGCGCCTTCGCCAACTTTTTCTATCGTAACGGGCAGGTTTACGCGTTGTATGGCAGTACCCACAAAAGCAAAGTCGCCAACGCTTTTTAGTCCTTCGGGCAAGTCGGCCTTACGCAGCGAGTTGGTGTAAGCAAAGGCGTAGGCGCCCACTTCTTTAAGCGTGGTGGGGAAATATACGTGGGTGACGTAGGTTAGACCATGCAACCAGTGGGCCGGGATGCGCTCTAGTTGCGCTTCTTGCAGGTTAATGCTGTGCAAGTCGCTTAGCGAACTGGGTTTGGCTAGCTTGGCCAAGAAACGCATATCGACCTCGTTTAGCGGACCAATAATGCGCAAACCCTGGTAGCTGTCGGGGTTGGTCTCGGCAAACACCTGCTCAAGTGTTCCGGCTTTGGTTACGGTTAGGGTGGTTTGGTTTAGGTAACCATCCTTGTCGTTGCTCTTAGCGCGCTGTGCCATCATATTTAATGTGCAGGTGAGGAGCAACAGTTGTAGTAGAATTTTCTTCATGAACTTGTAAATATTAGGTGTGAAATGTTACGCGTTTTTTAGTGTAATGCAGGCGCAAGGCGCATTGTCGGCAGTTCTTGTCGCAGTTTGTTGCGTCGTGTCTTCGCGCTGTGTCGTTCGCACAGTCGTAAAACATTCTGTTTCGGCTACAAAATTACGGCATTAGTTTGTGTCGGGCAATACCTAAAAAAAGGTATTTTATTTTCTTGCAGCTTGCATATTTCGAAAGCTTTTTTATACCTTTGCAACGATAAAACGAGTGGGTTGACTATTACTAGCCAATCCTATAATGGCATTAAGATGATGAAGTGGGAATTAACAGCGTTGGTAAAGGCTGTAGAAAAGAAATTCGGACAGAGCGTAACCATGGCAACCGACTTTGAGAAGTTGGCGTTTGCGTTTGCAAAACAACACGTGGCGTTGCAACCCACGATGCTAAAAAAGCTGTGGGCACAGATAACTGGAGCCGAGAAACCTTCGGTTGAATTGTTGGATAAAGTGGCGTTATTCGTGGGTTTCCAAAGTTGGAAAGACTTTAAAGATGCACTTCACGGCGACGACGACGGACAAACCAACTACGAAGTGTAGACCTTGTGTGCGCCTCATGGCGTCTCTCTTCGCGCCAAACATTCTGCATCACGCTGATTGTAGGCGTTTTTCTATGATATAAAGTGCGTTTGTCTTATGTGCTGCACCATGCTTTTGCACATAAGTGAGGGTTAACTACTCCTTATTACGCTCGATAAGCGTGCTTTTACAGTATAAGCTAGGGCTGCTCATTGGCCCTTTTGACAAAATGTCTGAGGCTTACAGACTGGCTGGTCTCTTGTCTTCATGGCGAGAGGCCTTTTATTTTTTTTGTTTTGCCTTTTCTTTTTACCCCAATCTCTAAGTTTGCAATATGAATTGCAATAAATAAAAATATTGGACTGCCCCGACTTTTCGCCGAGTAAAAAACCTCCGACACGAAGAAAGGGGTTGATAATCAACCCCTTTCACTCTTTTCTGTCGGGATTACTGGACTTTCTTTGTCTATCTCGTGTTTTGTAACAGATTGATAATCAATAGGGCATAAATTATAATAATGTAGATGTAAACCGAGTCCTAACCGAATGATATAGTCTAGTATTACATTATATATCAATGGTTTATGTGGATTTTAATATATTGTTATGGCGAAAGAAGTCGCCATTTAGTGCTTTTCTTTCCTTCTAGAAAGTCTCGATATTCGGACCAAGCACCCTTTATTTCATTCCTGAAGTTATTATAATCCAAGTAGCGTCTATCGTACCAATCTATACCCTTGTAGACAAACAGTTCCCTTTTGTCCCAATCGCTAATACATATCCGAAAATTCTTCCTTCCAATGTACTGTTTATGAATTTCATAGTTTTCAGATATATGTCTAATGGTCCAGCTATTGTTGGCTTCAACATACACAAAGATCATGGCTTGTCTTGCTTTAGGCCAGTCCACGTTATCATACTTTTGGTCGACATGCAGTCGTCCGTCTTGGTATATGCCTACAAGAAATACGTTAGGAAAATGAGGTATGCCTTCATCTTCAACATTGAAGCCAAGAAATTGCAGCACATCCCTTACATGGTCTAGCATTTTACCGTCCTTACTTTTACCAGTTATTCTCATCTTTTTCATGCTATTCTTGATTTTCGTTTTCGCCCTCTTCGTTTTCTTCTTGTGGCTCAGGGACAATGCTCCCAACCATTGACACCAGCTGCGCCATAACCTCGTCTCGTTGCTGGTAATTCTCGACAAGGGACTTGCACAATTGCATTAAATCACGGCTCTTGTAGTCATTCGGAGACAAGTTTTCTGTGACAAAATATGCCATGGGAACGTTGAAAATGTTTGATAGCTTGCGAAGAATGCTGGTGTTAAGATCTTCTTTTACTAGCATGTCGTAAACGGCTTGCTTCGTTTTGCCTAACTTTTTTCCCAGTCTCACGGCGTCAATATTTTCTTTATCCATCAAATATTTGATTTTCAAGCCAATGTGTACCATAGTTAACTTTTTATTTTAAATAAGTCAAGAAAAACTTGCTTATAAGTCAAGATTATCTTAACTTTGCATTATAAAATTAATAATACAAAGTAATATATACAAGCAATGGGAGAAAAAAGTAACAATTTCGTCACGTACTATAAGAATCAGGACATGATGAAAAAGAAGGCGATAAGAGAAGCCTTCTTAGAAAAGACGTCGCTAAGTTATCCTGCGTGGTATTCTAAAATTGCGCGTAGGAAATTTTCGGTATTGGAGATCGATGTTCTTGTAAAAATCTGCGGAACAGTGTTTTAGTAAAAACATCGATGAAAACCTTACCTCCAAGAGAATGCCAAGCGTGCAGCCATGTCCGCCATTGTATAAACGGATTATACTGCACGATGAAGAATACTTATGTACAATACGCTACAATTGAAGACTGCAAATCAAAATACCATAAAGATGAAAGTTAAAGATTTTGAAGAGGCCATCATTGGCCTTAATAGTAAGATTCGTATCGATGAAATGATAATAAACAAAAATTCGGTGCGTAAAGTGATTGCCCATACGGACATGATGATACTGATGTGGGACAGTTATGGCAGAGGGTTCTCCGCCTCCCGCGACAATGCGCCAAAAGAGTATTTGTCACTCGACGAAGATGGAAGGCTGAATATAAATGAGGCACTGCCCGTTTCAAGAGATTCTGCGTTCGACCTAAATTTTGAGTGATGTACGTAGACAGAGACACGCGCGGAAAGTATTCCATTATGGACCTGCGAGAAGGGGAACTGATGCTCATACATGAGGCCCTTTGTGCCTACGTCCAAGCGAATATGGGGAATATTAGCATATATAATGCTGGTCGCATACGAGATTTCGACCAACAGATAGAACGGATAAAGGATGGAAACGAAAAGAAGATGGACTTTCAAAGAGGTTGCCTATGTCCAAACAAACTTCGGAAAGAAGACGTTTGAGGATATGGCGAAAGAACTTGGCCGCACGCCCATGTCTGTGCGACAGTTCACCATTCGTAAAAGGATGACCGTCGGTCGTACCGTGAAGCGCAACATTTTACAAGAACTACTGAAAACTGCATTCAAGCATCCAGAAGACTTCCATCCTAGCAAGACATTCTACAAGGAAACTGGCATTGGACAGAAGCGGTTCTGGGCCCTCTATTACGGGCATAAGGCCGTAACACAAAAAGAATACTATGCTGTGGCGGACTACTTGGGCGTAACATGTGAAGAAGCCTTCGCATCGAGGCAGCTCAATCTGTTTGAGGAGGAGAATCCATGATAGACAAACTATTTATTGACAAAGTCAAATCGGCATTGAACATCGTAAATGTCGTAGAATCGTTTACGAGTTTGCAAAAAGCCGGCATCAATTATAAGGGCATCTGCCCATTCCACAACGACAGCCATCCATCAATGGTAGTCAGTCCTGCAAAACAGACCTATCACTGCTTTGTGTGCGGGGCTGGTGGCGACGTTATCGAGTTCGTGAAACAACACCTTAACCTTACTTTTCCCGAGGCACTGCGCTGGTGTGCAAAGCTTGCGAACATCGAGTTCCCAGAAAAAGAAATGACAGCAGAAGAGGAGCAACGCTACCGTCTTCGTGAAGCCAACTTCATCGCAATAGAGGCGGCAGCCAAGTTCTATCGTGATCATCTGTCGCATGCTTCCGACTTCCTTTCGAAACGAGGCTACAAGCCCACGGATAAGGCTATTGCAGATTATTGTGTTGGTTATGCCCCAAAGGGAAATGTGGCCATGAAACAACTAACCTCTGCAGGCTATTCTGCCGCTCGTCTGAAAGACGTGGGTGTCATCGTTACATCGGCTGAAGGCTATGATTACGATTTCTTCAACGACCGTCTTGTGTTTCCATTCTACGATCTGCAGGGTCACATAGTGGGCTTTTCAGGTAGGATGGTAACACCCCGCGAGAATACGGGCAAATACATAAACACGGGCGAAACGGCTTTGTTCACAAAGGGTAAGCACCTATTCGGACTCTATCAGGCACGCAAAGCCATTGGCAAGAAAGGTTTTGTATATTTGGTTGAAGGTCAGTTTGACGTGCTATCGCTCCACGCCTCGGGCGTAGAGAATGTCATTGCGGGCAGTGGCACGGCCTTCACCGACGAGCAAGTGAGGCTGATAACGCGCTTCACCCAGCAGGTGGTGATGATATACGATGCCGACCCAGCAGGCATTAAGGCTGCGCTTAAGAACTGTGAACTGCTGCTTAAGGTTGGTGTTAACGTCAAGGGCGTCCGCTTGCCTAAAGGAAAAGACCCGGACGATTTCGCTCGCGAGAACAAGGCGCAAACTGAAAAGCTGTTGAAAGACAAGACGGAAACTTTTCCAAAACTGTTTAAAAAACTGTTGCTCCCACGTGGCGAGAATGCTCCTGACGTGATAAATGATGTGCTCAATGACATTGCGTCGTTGGTGGCCAACGTACAGGATGCCACCCTGAGAATGGGTTATATGAAAGAGCTGGCCAAGGATTTCGAAATGAAGCTCGACCTTGTTGACCGCAAGGTGCGCGACTTGCGAAGGAATGTTGCCGACGTGGCTGAGAAGGCTGTGATGCAGCCAGGCTTGTTTGGCATGGACATGCTGCAGGAAAATGTGGAAAAAGACAAGCCCGCCTTGCTCACTTCCATATTCCAAAACTTCCTTGACAAGTATGGAGACGAACCGATTATCTATGTCTCCGGAGTACCGGCACAAACAGACATTCAAGAGCTTCGCAAGGTATACAGCTACTTCGTGGCAGATGCGGAGGGCTGCAACATTAGGGATAATGGTGAAGAGGGAAATTATCTACGTGCACTCCGCGAGATATATTGTGGTGGCGTAACCAACTTATCCCTATCGAGAGGCGAGTTCAACGAGCCTTTCATCAATTTCTACATCAGACTTCACGGGACATTCCTGGACGGTTTTCTAGGTGATAAGGTACCGGTTATTGCCCGATGCATCGAGTTGACAAGTTACGCAGAAGAATCGGTCGTTACGATCAATAAAAATTCTTATTGCGCCCAGTTGGGCATTACGAAGGGGCAGTTCGACGAAATAAGGAAACCGTTCGCAGCCAAGCGGAAAGCAACTATTGCCATCAATATGCAGGGCGACAGCCTTGGCACGGACGATTTCGACCCAGACAATCTTCCAAAATATGTGGAAGACAGCGAGGAATATTCCAGCATGTTTCGCGAATGTAAGTATTTCCCTCGATTGAACAAGAAGGGTGAGCCCGTATGTTACATGTTCCAAAATAAGAACGGTAGCGGATTTACGCAAGTAGGTGACTTCTTCATGACACCACTGTTGCACATATACAGCGACGACTACGAGCAGAACAAACGAGTGTTACGCATCAACCGCAGGTATTATCCAACACCGCTGTATATCGAAGTTACTTCTAAGATGCTTTTAAAGAAATCATCAATAGAGGAGGTGTTAATTAACCTCGAGGCGGTGAACTTCACAAATGGCGAGGAGCAGCACTGGACGAAGATACGCGAGTACATGAGCCGGCATTTCGTGATGTGCTCCGAGGTTCAGGTCTACGGCAATCAGCAAGAGGAAGGCACTAGCCGAAAAACGGACGGAATGTTCTTTGCCTTCTCAAACGGTATATTTCACTTGGTGGATGACAAGCCCACGTTTAGTCCGATAGACGAGCTAGGTGTTGTGGCGCACAATAAGAAAAACTATTACCTCCCTGCCTTTTCCACCATCTACGCGGGTAGTGGACGTCAATCGGATAAGTATGAACTCATTTCTCAGCTTGTATACAAGGAAGTGCCCTTTGATAAAAGAGTTTCATTTGAAAAATGGGCTGACCTAATGAATCAAGTATACAAGATTAATGATAATGGTAAGTGGGCCACACTGTATGCGATTATGTGCGCCTTCCGCAGCAATATCCACTGTATCGACAGGTTGTTTACCGCCCCGTTCTTCATGGGACCGATGTCGTCAGGAAAGACGCAGATAGGCATATCCATTCGCTCGTTGTTCATATCGCCAACAGTGCCGATATTCAACCTTAATACAGGTACGGACGCAGCCATGTCCACCATCATGGGAACGTTTCGCGACGTGCCGGTGGTGCTGGACGAATATAACAACAAGGACATCTCCAACGTGAAGTTCCAGGCTTTGAAAGGCATCGTGTACGATGGCGACGGAAAACAGAAACGCCGGGGCGTATCAGGCAGGGAAATAGAGAACGACAAAGTTTACGCACCAGTGGTAATCTGCGGCCAAGAAACGCCACAACGCGACGATAACGCCTTGATGAGCCGCGTCATAATATGCGAGGTGCCGAAGCCGAAGAACCGCACGCCAGAAGAAACAAGACTGTTCGAGGAACTCAAGCGCATCGAGGACCCCAACAAGGTGGGCTTGTCTAACGTGTTGCTCGACATACTGGCACTGCGCCCTCAGGTGATGGACCACTTCCGCCAGTTGAAACAAGAGGCTTACGAGGAACTGAAGCAGGATGTGGTAAACTCGGGTGAGCGCGACCGTCTTATGAAGACTGTTAGTCTTTTTCTCGGCATGCTTAAACTTATCGAGCGACATACCGACCTGATGCTGCCTTTCACTTACGAAGAATTCTTCAAAATTGCCCAAGATAAGATTGAGTTCCAGCTGTCGCTCATTCGCAGCACGGACAAACTGGCCATCTTCTTCAATGCCATGGATGTAATGATAGATACAAAGGCCGTTGTAGAAGGCCGCGACTTCCGCATCGAGCAGCCCACGAAGGTAACCGGCACAGACGCACAGGGCAACAAGAGGACATTCACGTTCGAACCCGACACCCAGGTGATGTTCATCCGTCTCTCGGCCATCTTCAGTTATTTCGAAAAAGCAGGCATGAACACCGAGAACACCACGCTTTCCACGCTCGAACAGAACCTTCGCTCACATCCATCGTATATAGGTACGGTTTCGTCGCATAGGTTTGAGTGGAAAGAAACTATCGAGGTGGCGCGTAACGATGCAGAGGAAACCATGGTGAAGCTGCGGAAATCTAAATCGAAAATGACAAGTGCCATTATTGTTAATTACGACCTTTTCAAGATGATGTACAACCTGGACTTTCGTCGCGACCCTGCATTCACGGAAACCACTGCTGCACCCCAAGAGGAAGACGACAGTAACAAACCATTCTAATTATTTTGACCATCACACTGCAAGCAAGGATAGCCCCTTTGGGAGCTATCCTTTTTCTATGGCACTACAACGTTGGGTAAGCATTCTTCTAGCGTTGGGTAAGCATATCATTATAAATATATCTATTTATCATAATAGAGAAAAAGAGTATACCTCCCCAATCTACATACAAAGTTATAAAATCGCCTTGCCATTTCTGCAGGAAGAACAAACATCGCACCAGTTTCCAATTTTACTCCTTTCACCTCGACAAAAACCCCCGAACCCCCAAATTTGTCAAAAGCAAAGAAAAACATCCTTTTCGCGGAGATTTTTTCAAAAAACCGCGTCCTACAATCCTACAATCCTACAATTCTACTTCATTATTATTTATAGCTTATATGTATGTATATATATATCAGCGTATTATGTTGTTTTTTGTTCTTTCGTGATTTTTGTAAGTTTGTAGGTCGGTGTAGGAAATTGTAGGAAATGGCACTTTTGAATAAAAATTGTCGACCAAAAGTATGAAACCTACAAAAGGCCATTTTGTAGGTCGTGTAGGACGTGTTTTTTAGGTGTTGTAGGTTGATTTTTATCTGTAATAATTTGCGTATTACGCTGATTATTAGTACCTTTGTGAAAGTCTGCGCCCCAATTGTAGGATTGTAGGATTGTAGGAACACAAAATCATCAAAATGCTCATGGAAAAACAAAAACGCTACTTAAAAAGGGTAATTTCGATTAAAATCGAAGATTATCTGGCCGAGTATATAACGGCCAAATTCAAGAAAAACGAAATGCATGGTGGAATCGAAATTCCATCGAGTAATGATTTGTACTATTGCCTCTGGTATCACATGGCGAAGCCAACCGACAAGAGTCGACCAAGTGATGAAGGAAACCTACGAATAGCATTGCCATGTAGAAGAAGTGGTTCGCCTGAAGGTCCGTGGAAAGATCCCGCCTATTACAACCACATTCCCCAGGCTGGTGTGCGTGAAGTGGAAGCCTGTATTCGGCTTCAGTTCAATTTCGAACTTCATCGTGCTTTGTTGGAGAATGAAGAGTTTGGACATGAGAGACGGAACCTCGACGTCATCTATGAGTTTATCCGAACCTATAATCTCAGGTCCATCTCATCGGATGCCTTGTTGAAGAACTACTACCGTTACCGCTCACGCATCAGGCCAAAGCGCACACGGGGATATAAAAGGAAATGAATTTAACAAATATTAATACATACCAATCCCTTCTTTTTGTCACTAAAACAACAACATCATCATGAAAGAATTCACATCCCTCATCACAGTAGAGACGACTAACGATGTGGCGAGTAAAAAATATGCCTTCTATGCGGACCATTTCGAATTCATTCCGACCGCAACCGAAGATGACAACGGACTGCTTTGGCAATGCGACAAAACATTCGTTATTGATATGCCTCCGCTAGAAATAGCCAAAGTATTCGCCATTGCGCGCTCAGCCATCGTCACGCTGCATGTGGCCAAAGGTCAGCCCGTGCAGATTGGCACAGCTACCTTTCCCGCACGTGTGCGCATCTCGCGCCACCTAAACCGCGCCCACCTGATAATCATATCTAAAATGCCCGTTGATCCCTTCGGATAGTCTTTTGTAACATATATATATAGGAGTAGTTTTGCGATAAAAAGAAACGTTCATGAACGAACTACAGCAACTACTTCTATCGGGCAAACCACTCCATATCACAACTGACGGATTCCGCCAGGCCATGTTGACCGCCTTCCCATTGTCTGGGAAAGTGGGAAAACCCGAAGTTCGAAATGATCTCGGACTGTTATCTGCAGACCAACTCGCCTACTTGGCGGATCACACTTGGTACCAGCTGGAGACACATGAGGCTTTAAAGAAACAGCTGGAGGCAATAAGACAGGATAACTCTCAGCCAGCCGTTACCCTCACCGATGAGTATGCCAATGAGGAGATTCCAGAGAACTCCATCGCATACCATCGTGTATGGGGAACGGTCATGTCAGACGCTTATTGGTTCTTTTCTTCAAAACAATTGGCGGCCGACCTGATGGCGGCCGAAGCCAATCCACAAATCACCTGCCACTTCCTACACGTGAACTCACCTGGAGGAGACGCATGGTTTCTCGACCGGCTCGACGAAACCCTGCGTGCCTGTACCAAACCCATTGTCACCCTTTACGAACACCTGTGTTGCTCGGCCGGCTACTACATCGCCTGCCACGGCAACCGCGTGTATGCCTTGACCGCGAACGATTATGTTGGCTGTATAGGTACGATGTGCAGTTTCTACGATTTTCAACCATACTTTGAAAAGCTGGGTATCAAGCTTATCGAGGCGAAGGCCGACAAGTCGGATTTGAAGAACAAGACCTTCGATGACTTGCGCCAAGGAAAACCTGCGCAGTATGTCGACGATTTTCTCAATCCGCTCAACGAACAGTTTCTGGCATGCGTACGTTCCATGCGTTCGGGACTTACCGAACTCGGCGACGACGCTCCTGTACTTCGTGGCGAAACTTATCTCACGGCCGAAGCAGTAACCACCGGGTTGTGTGACGGTACGCGCACATTCGCAGAAGCCATTGCCGAAGCTGTCGTCATGGGGGCGGAGTATACAGAGGCGGAGAAGACAAAACGCTCTATATATAATATGTTATAATCAAAAAAAATAAGTTTATGAATTTCAAAGAAAAGTTCATGTCCGTGATTGAACTTCTGCACCTTAAGCAGAAGATCGACGACAAGAAGCCATTCACAAAGGAAGAGTTTAATTCCATCATGGCAGAATACCAAAAAAAGTACCAAACTACGCTCAAGGACGATCTTGAAGCCGAGGAGGAATCAAAAAAAGATGATGAGCAGCAAGCGGAAATGCAGGCGATGCTTAACAGCATCCAACAGGTAGTGTCTACCATCAATCCTGTTACAGAATCCACTACGCAGCCCCAGCAGGACGCAACTTTGGCATCCATTCTCGAGAGTCTTAACGGCATTCGTGAAGACTTCAAGGCGTTGGGTGAACGCCCCGCAACCGACCTGCCCGAGCAGACGGTTACCGTATCGCCCGTTTCGATCAACGGTTTTGGAAATACACCGCAGTATCTCTTTGGCGTTGAACATCCCATATTCTCAATGGAGAAAAGGTGGAACAAAATTGCAGCTAACCCACGTGCGGCGTCTGCACTTCCCGAAGTAGACGAACAGGTGGACGGCGTAGCTTTTCACAAGGCTGCATGCGCTTATGCCAAGACGCTCAAAGAACGTTACCAATTCTTGCAAGAGAATAAGATGCTTGATGCGCGTGCGCTCTCCGAGGGCAAGTATGCCACCAACTATGGAGGCGTTAATGACGCCGGACTTGGCGATCAGTTCGTTGTTCTTCGCCAAGACGCCATCATTGCCCGCGTTTTAGAAAAGCGAGACCTTACCCAATTTTTCCCTGTGCAATATGGAATTCAAGACCGTGGTCTGATCTTCAACGCCTTCTTTGACGAAGTGTCTCAAGCTTATCAGTCTGGTGAGACTTTCAAGGGCGGCATGAAGATTGAGAACCAAATGGGCTACGTTGACGATTCCATGATTAAGATTGAATGGGGACCGATGAAGGAGCTTGAACGCAAGTACATTGGATACCTTAACAAGGAAGGCTCTGACCCCATCAAGTGGACCATGATAGAGTATCAGCTGCTCAACACGTTGCTCAACGCCCAAACGGAACAGAGCAAGCGTCGTATGCGCGGTATCTATGTTAAGCCCGAAAAAGGGGTAGCCGGTTCATATCTCAATGCTGGCACAGGTCTGCTTTACACGCTATTGCGCTACGTTCACCAATATGATATCAAGCCTCACGCCGATGCTGCATACCGCTCGTACACGCAAGCTACGATGCTCTCGGCCGTGCAAGAGTTTGTGGCGGACGTCACTGCCAGTGTGACCGAAGACATGGAACTCGACAAGCATTGCTTGTATCTTAACCGTAACCATCAAAGCTGGTGGATTAAGAACGTACGTTCCACCTATGGTAAGGACACAGACTTTGCTGGCCCTATGGGCGCATTAAATGTAGTCCCTGACACCACGGTACAGATAATTTGGTTGCCCTATCTCGGACAACTGCCTTTCATGATGATGCACGAGCCAGGCAATATCCTCTTTTTGGAGTATGTCCCTGGCGAGATGTTTGCCGTAAAGATGCAAGAGCAAATGGAGCAAGTGCGCGCCTGGTCGACGTGGAAAGAGGGCTGTTCGGCCACTTTCACCGGCCGCCGTTTCGACACTCGCGAAAAGATGGAAGAAAACGCCTATGAATGGCAACAGATCTTCATCAACCTTTTCGCCGCCACCATCGTGGACAAGATTGACGGCAAGGCAGGCTTCTGGCATGTGACGGGTGATAGCACCACCCAGGACACCTACACTGAAATCGCCAATGCTAAGGCGGGTGTGGCCTATTGCATCGAGGCTGGTGTGGCAACGCACCTCCCCAAGGTGGCCAAAAGCGGCAAGTTCGGCAAGATCTCTGCGGCATTCACAGCGACGGCAGTAGGTGATTACCTGATGGTAATCTTGGACAAGGACGGGAATTTCCGTGAGTTGGAACGTTGCGTGGGCGGTAAACGCACCATCAACACCGAGTTGCAGCCTAACGTGCCAGGTGGCCGTTAAGCAATTTTTGAGCCATTCTATTAATAATATGTGTTTAATCCCAGGGGAAGCCGCTATGGCGGTTTCCCCTAAAAACAACCCAAAGAAAATGAAACGAAATAACATACAAGCTCGACATCGAGCAACGGCCAAGGGTAATCAGTATGCCAATCGCCAAGTGCGTCGCCTTTTCTCCATCGTATTTGCCATTTTCGGCCTCGCCCTTCTGTTGGGCGCACTCGTCGACCACTCCCTGGCTTGCGCAGGTGGCACGGGCCTTACGCTCGCCTCGATGCTCGCCATAGGCAATATTGATGACGTGAGCGACAAGGATACCCACGGCTCCGATATCTCCTACATCGTATATCTCATCTCGGTGGAGCAGATAGACCGAACTAAGCCTTTTCCACAGCCTAACGCACAGCGCGAAGTCTCACCATTGCCGCTCCTAGTAGGACAATCTCCACACTATTTCGAGGCGCATGACATTCCGACGTTTACGGCCACTACTGAAAAAGGTGACATAACCACAACCGGCGAAAACGTCTTTACCATGATTATGGGTGGAGCGCGCGATGTGCTATACAATTTTATAGAGCAATACTCGGGCGGTAAGTTCGTGCTGTTGTTCAAGCACGTCAAGAATCCACAATGGTACATTGTGGGAGAATTGGAGCGTCCACTTATCCTCAATTCTACAGAAACCAAGGACGACAAGGACGGCCGTTACACAACATTCACCTTCAAGCGGCCCTCGGTAGACCTACCGTTGAAGTATGCCGGTAATCCGGCCATGGCGGCAGCGCAACCCATTGCGCCTGATGCCAAGACGGTAGCCATCAAGCCTACGGCCAATAGCTACACTATCGCTAACGGTACCACCGCAGGCGCAGTTATTGACAAAGTTTCAGGACTTACTGCAGCAGACAAGGGGCGATACATAACCCTGTTGGGAGCTGGTACGGACAAACCTGCAACTATTGCCGACAGTTTGGTATTCGTACTTGAAGACGCTGCCACCTGGACGGCCAAGGAAGGTGCGGCTATCACATTCCGGATCCTCGACGCCAACACGCTCGTAGAAGTGTCGCGTACTGCTTAGATCAGAATGAGGGCGAGCGATGACTTTTGTCGCTCGCTCTCTATTTTTTCAAACCAAATTAAAATGACAAGACATGCAAGAAGTAAAAAACAAACTGGCCATGTTCAATGCGCTGCGTTGTGACGACTCTGCAGCGGCTGACCTGAAATTGCTCGCAGAACGATGTCCGCAACATCCCGACATGGCTCGATTTACATTTAGCCCAAAGCGTAATGCCGACGATATTCTCTTTGCCCTGCTCGATCACGCCACCGAAGATGATATCCTTGAAAATCGAATGGAGAACGAGCAAGGGAAAATAGATGAGAATGGTGGCGATGGCCACATTCAAACCGAAGGCGAAGACGAGCAAACTGCCGATGGGAACAATGATGAAACCAGTGAGGGACAATCTTCGAAATTTGAAAATGAAACTGAGGGAGAAGGCGACGAAGAAGACATGCCCACGGAAACGGATGGCAAACAACCCGCTACCACCACATGTGTAGAAAATGGGAGCGAGCAAACGGACGAACACCAGGCCGTACCGCAGGATAAAGTTCCCAAGGCAAAAGACGCAAAAAAAAAGTAACCCTGCAAAAGGAGCAGGAATATCCGCGCATTGATTGGCAGAACCTCGCCGACCCTGACGTGCAGACGGCTACCATACTTTACAATGATCGTATCAACACCTGGCGTGAGATGCAGCGGCTAGATAAAGTGTTGGATACAGAACCGACACCGCAGTCTGTGGCCGACATGGCCGAGATGCGCATACGTAACAACCAGGCTTTTGCCGAGCTGCAATCATTCAATAACACGGGCCGTTTCCTTAACAAGCATCCGCTTTTGGCTGAACGCTCCGAAGCGGCCCACCTGTTGAAACTATTTAGGCACGAACCTGCCGAATTCTTGCGACTTCACAAGAACACGCTCGACAATATCAAGCGTTATAAGTCTTACCTTAAGCGGGCAGACCGCAAGGACCGGCGAACTGCCGACAAGGCAAATTTAGAGCGGCATAAAGACCGTGAGCGCCTATTCGAAATGATAATGGAACAAAACAGTAAATAATAGCATGAAAACAATAGAAGTATTTAACCTCGGCGGTCTTCCAACCGCACCATTGGATGCGTTTAACGAACTTCAAGAAGATTTTAAGAAATCAGATTCCGACAAATTATCAAAGCTACAGATGCTGATAATAACGCGCGGTTTTAAATATTCGTTCAAAGTATGGAAGGACGATAGTGGAAAGCTATGGATTATCGATGCGCACCAGCGAAAAAAGGCTTTGACCGCCCTTCGTAAGTCGGGATTTGAAATACCTGAAATCCCTTATGAGGAGATACAAGCCACCGACAGGCGTGAGGCGGTGGAAGAGATAGCTGCCTATAACTCCGAGTTTGCACAAAAGAATCCCGACACTATTTTGTTCGAAAAATACAAGATAGGCGGTGATACACTAGAACTGTTCAACCTTGGTTACGAAGTGAAAAAGCACGATTTCAAGGTGGATGCAGACAAAATGTTCGGCCAAGAAAAAGAAGTGGCAGAAATTAAGGAAGACGAAGCTCTAGTCGATGCGGACATGGCCGACGACAAGTGCTTCGCCAAGCCAGGTGACCTTTTCCTCCTTGGCGAGAATAGATTGCTGTGCGGTGATTGTCGCTCGAAGAAAGATGTGGTAACCCTGATGGGTGGCCGCTGCGCGGATATGATCCTGACCGACCCTCCATATAATGTGGCATACGAAGGGGGCACTGAAGAGAAAATGAAGATTGAAAACGACTCGATGGAAAATGACTTGTTCGCACAGTTCCTCAAGTCGGTATTCGAGAACATGTATGCTGTACTAAAGCCGGGTGGCTCATTCTACGTTTTTCATGCTGATTCGGAAGGTGAGAACTTCCGTAAGGCCATTCGTGAGGCGAACTTCAAAATAGCCCAGTGTTGCATTTGGGTGAAAGATACGCTGGTCATGGGGCGGCAAGACTACCAATGGCAGCATGAGCCATGCCTGTATGGCTGGAAACTCGGTGCGGCGCATTATTGGAATTCGAACCGAAAACAGACAACGGTTTGGAGGTTCGACAAACCGCGCGCGAACCGCATTCACCCGACAATGAAGCCGGTAGCGTTGATGGCTTATCCTATTTGCAACAGCACGAGGCACGGAGAGGTGGTTGTCGACTTCTTCTCTGGTTCGGGTTCTACGATAATGGCATGCCAACAGACCGATAGAATCGGCTACGCCATAGAGATTGACCCCAAGTATGTGGCCGCGTCGGTTCTGAGATTCAAGTCGATGTTTCCCCAGGCCACCATACGGTTGGAACGAGATGGAGTGCTTTTGAGTTCGGAAGAAACGGCCAACATTATTGGAAATGCAGGATGAGATTTCAAAAGTAGGCTTCACCTTGTCGGAAGAGCATATACCACAGGTGCGTACGTTCGGAGCGTTAGGTTACACCCCAGAGCGCATTTGTAAATTGTTGGGGCTAAGGGGAAACGAACGTGTCGAGTTCCTCTTGCGGATGAGAATAGTAGGTGATACCTATTGCGAAGCTTACAGGCAGGGCAAGGCACTAGGCGAATATAATATCGATGCCGAGCTGGCCAAGAAGGCGGAGGATGGAGACATTGAATCCATCAAGCTGCTAGAGGCTCGCAAGAATGAGCGTGTTGAAAAAGACCTACGCAATGAATTATTTGGAATATGAAGAGCAAGATAGACAGATTGGATGCAATACATCCTGATCTTATATCCGCATTTCTTACGGGCGGAAAGGGCGAAGGTATTCCCATTGACATACAAATATTTCTAAAGCAACTGCAATGGGCGGCCGAAATATACGAGTATGAGCGGAATATCACCCGCGCAGCGCGGAAACTGCGTCTACGCATCAATGCCGAGCAGGGCGAGAGGATAGAAGATCGCACGTGCATGTCACGGATATACCAAGCGATAAACTATTTCAACGTCGACTGCAATGTGCCTATAAAGGTATGGGAGAACAATTTCGCCAACAAGTACGAGGACTTGGCTAAGATATGTGCAGTTCAGCGTGATTACAAGTCGCAAAAGGCTTGCTACGATGCAGCCTTGGAGTGTCGCCGACGTGCGTCGGAAGTAGCGGAAGCGGATAGAGGCTTAGGCGTGACCTTCATTCTCTCGCCCGAGATAACGGCCGAAGAGATGGGATTTGCCAAGCGTAACCTTAAGGAGATTGCAGCCAAGCACAATCGCGGGTTCTATATCAATTTGATAGAAAACTTGCCGTTGGAAAAGGCGGAGAAGAAACGTCTCTTGCGTGATGCCGATATTGAGGATGCCGAAATAATACAGGATATTGACAATGATTGAACAACACGATAACCTCGCTGCGGAGTTCGAACTCTATTATATGAATGGCGTGCAGATGTTGGCCAGCATCATTGACCCCAACATGCTGTATGCCGAATGGGGTCGCGCCACGGGAAAGACCGAGGGTGTGATGGGGCCACGGCTGATACGCGTGGCCAACGACATGCCGGGCGAATTGTCGTTCCTCGTGCATAAGACATATGTGGCATTGATGACCAACGTGTGGCCGAACATACAAGCCTACTTCTCGCGCCCTGTAATCGTTAACGGCCGCCAGCGCGCCATGCTGGAATATGGCGTGGACTATGTCGTTGGCGAGACGCGCCTGCCCTCCCACTTCCGCTTGCCGCGCTATCCGGTTTCCTACGCCAAACACTCGGTTATCTTCCGCAATGGCGCGCATCTGCAACTGGTGAGTAGCGACCAGCCCGAGAGCGTGGCCGGACGAAACGCTGTGCATGCCTTCATCGAGGAAATGAAACACAATTCGGGCGAAAAACTTAAGTCGCGCCTGTTCCCCTCGCTGCGCGGTGGCTCGGCCGAGATACGCAAGTCGGCCTACTACGAAGGTGTTACCGGCGTGAGCGACACGGCGCGCGTGGATCTGGGCGAGGACGATTGGTTTGAGGACTATGAGCAGGGTATGAACCGCGAGCTGATTGAGGAGATAGCATCCGTGTCGTTGGCCGTGAACAAGTCGATGTACAGGCAGTTCGTGCTTACCCGTGAAATGCGCGAAACGAAGAACCCCGTGGCCATGGAGCGCATAAGGCTGGAACAGCAGCAGCTGGCAGTCTTCCTGGCGCGGTGGCGACCACGGCTGGCCGACATGCGGCGCAATGCCGTGTACTATATCCGCGCATCAAGCTTCCGCAACAAAGACATCCTGGGGCCGAAGTTTTTCAAGACCCAGCTCGACACGCTCGACATGGACGAGTTTCTTACTGCCATCTGCGGCGTGCGGCATAAGGAGGTGACAAACAAGTTCTTCGCCGCCTACGATAAAGCGAGGCATCAGTTCAAGGACAGCTATGTTTACGACGCCATCCTTGGCCACGACCTCAAAGACAAGTTCACCCTCACAGCCCGTTACCTTCGCCATTACGACCGCCGCGAGCCACTGTACGTGGGCTATGACCCTGGCGCGTTCTCGTCAATGATTGTGGGGCAGAAGAAAGATTACGGCCGACAGCTCGACATCATCAAGGAGTTTTGGGCGTACTACCCCGAGGAGCAAGATAGCCTGGCGCAACAGTTTTACCAGTTCTTTGGGGCTGATGCACAGGACAAGGTGGTGCACCTTTATCCCGACCGCGCGGGTAACAAGCGTCGCGAAGAACTGGAACAGATTACCACCGATAGCCGTGCACTGAAAGCCGCCCTAGAGGGCTATGGCTTTTCGGTGATATTGCACAACGAGGGCGCGGCTACCATCTACCATTGGCAGCAGTTCAAGCTGTGCCTGATGCTCTTCGGTGAGCAGCGCAACTTCTTGCCCCGCGTACGCATCTGCGAGAACGAGTGCAAGAACCTGTGCAGCGCAATATTGATTAGCCCCCTAGTGAAGAAGGGCAACTCGATAGAACTGGACAAGAGTTCGGAGAAGAAAGAGCCGCTGAAACGGCAGGCCGGCCTGACGACGCAATTGCCTAGTGCCATGATATACTTGCTTTATGGCCTCTATGGCGACATCGCCAAAAGCGATTTAAGCACATTCCCAACCGATTTACCAGATAACACCGCCATTTGATGGCGCACCGACGAGCGTTAAGCCAGAGTTATACTCGCAAAAAGGGTATAAACGGCGGTTTAACGCTTTTTTCGTATTGGAAAGGGGGTAATTTGGACGAATAAGTGTGCGCGGAACAAACAATAATTTCGCCACGCGGGGCAATATCGAACAACTTTTACATGGCTACAAAACTTAACGTGTTGTGTTTCAATGAATATATAAGCGACCACCTGAAAATGAAAATGACAAAAGGGGAAAAACACCACGCACCGCTGAGTTTGCCATTTTCAGTGCACCCCCAAAAAAAAATCGGAAATCTGAGGGGGAGGGGGGTAGGGCGGTCCTTTGCGCGCACGCGTTCATACGTTACTTTTGCGGTATGAACACAAGTTTCGAGATGCTTGGTACCGATGCACTGCAATGGGCAAGGGAGATTAGTAAGTTGCCCGAGGGGTACTTCACCCTGTGCTTCTTTCCATACAGCCGTAGCCGTGGCGAGGCGGGGACGAGTTTGGTGGTGAAAGAAAGATGCAAGTGGCGCACGCAACTTCCCGACGAACGTTTTACCGCTTCCGCTGAGAACTATTTGCTCTTTAGCGACTCCGAAGGAAATCCGAAGATGTGTTATCGTATATTGGTGCGATATATGGCTTTTCCCAATGATGGATATAAACTTCACAAGATAAACTGGTTATGACAGATAGTATCGAACTTTACGGCAACGCTGGCCTTTACGTCAATGACGGCAATGCCATCTCTTTCCAAGTGGGTGAAGGTGAACAGCTTTTCTCACTTCCATCTCTTGCCGTTGCCGATGGCGAGCAGTTGCCATACAATGAGAAAGTATGGTTGGGCGTGAACGGCTACCAAGTGTGTGCCCGAGGACGTAACAACGCACAATGCGAAGACGTGGCGAGGGAGATAAAGCGGAACCGCATATTGCCACGCTTATATCGCAAGCAGGTTAAGATGCTCTATGGCCATGGGCCAATGACCTATCGTTATGCAATGAGAGGGGGAAAGTTGCGCCGCGAATATGTGAGCGTACCGGAGGTGGATAATTGGTTGAACTCATGGCAGGGCAACGGAATGGCCAGCGTTCAAGAATTTTGTAAGGCCTGTATCATCAATTATTATTACTTCGGCGACTTCTTCGTTAAATGGAGGTTCGCGCGTGGTAAACGGTTGGGCATGATGCCCGTGGCTGGTCTTGAAGCGATGGAAAACACGCAATGTCGACTGGCCACCACACATCAGGACATGGCGCGGGAACTGGTACAATATTCGGACTTCCGTCACGTAGCCGTTGGTCGTTGGGCATACGGTATCGGCTCTTATAAGATATATCCGAAGTTCAACCTTTCAGAAGTGGATAACTACCAGTTCGCCGCCATTTCCCATCATAGAGAGACCTCGATCGATGAGTTCTATGGAACCAATGAGACTCATCAAGGCTCGCGCCCCTACATTCAGGGCAGTAACAAGACGCCAATATATATTAATTCGTTCTTGCGAAATTCCCTTGCAGCAAAGATACATATCATCATTCCTAACGCTTGGGTGGAAAGCAAGCGTAATCAGATACAGAGATTATGTGAAGAGAATAAGACACGCAAGGCGAAAAAGCAAGAGTTGATAAGATACAACGGGATAGACATCGGTACAGAAATGCATGAGAGCGTGCTTGTGCAATATATCCGCGAAGAGTTGCGCAAGTTTAGTTGTTACCTTAGTGGAGAGCATAATCAAGGTAAGGCCTACTCCACGTTCTCGTTTACCGATGCGCAAGGGCATGAGCAGCAATGGAAGATTGAGACAGTGGACTTACGTTATAAGGAATATATCGATGCACTGATTGCCTACGACAAGCGAGCCGAGCAGGCTCTTTTGGCAAGCGTAGGGCTTGACGCCTCCATATCGGCCATCGATAAGGAGGGTGTAATCAGCAAGTCGGGCAGTGACGCCTACTACAACTACCTTATATATATAATGTCCCTTACCCCGGAAGACGAAATATGCAGCGAACCTCTAAACTGGGCCTTGCAAGTGAACTTCCCACAGCTATATGCAACTGGTCTGCGGATAGGTTTCTACCGAGAGGTTCCACAACGCCAGGAAGATATCGCTCCGAAAGACAGACTTAACAACCAGCAATCATGAATGTCATAGAAGAACTATTTGGTAACTTGGCCACTTTTGTTGAATATGCCCCTGGGGTAGACACCAATAAGGCCATGGTCGACTATCTGCCTTCGGCAAGGTCGGCGCGCAAGAACATCGAGTCGATAATATCGTCTGCCGTGTATGTAACTATTGTTAAAAGTCAACAGGGCGATATGCTCGATGCGCTAAGGGCTGCCATGGCAAATCGGACGTTGGCTGCTCAACTGGTCTTCGATTCGATTTCGCGGCGTAAAGCGGGGACAGACATATATAAGTACGAAATAGAGGGCATGCAACGCGCTTACATGGAGAACTATTTCGCCGCGATGGACAATCTCATCCAACAACTGATGCAGGGTGAGCTTAAGGAAGGCTCGCCGGCAAAACTATGGAAAAGTGCGCGATATTCTCGACTGCTCGACGAATGCCAGCTACGTTCGGCCGACGAATTCGACTTGATATATCCTATCGATCTGTCTTATCTCTTTTTCTTTAGAACCGTACCGCTACAGAAAGAATGCCTGGATGAACGCTTAGCCGCTTACTTCGCTAAGGCCAAGGATAAGGAAAGCGTATTGCCCATGCTGCGTCTCGCCCTGGCGAAGCGGACGGTGGCCAAGGCGCTAAGGCGGTTTGACATGCTTGAGTTCCCGCCCACGATACGTAACCTCTTCGCCGACAATAAGGCGGCACGGCAAGGACCGAACGAACACGGCAATGCCGAGAAGTTGGCAGCGTCGCTTGAAGCGGAAGCGGACAATCTGCTGGCCGATGCGGACTTATTGTTGGATGAACGCACCGTGGACGCTTGTTCATATTCACGGTATAACGATTCGTCGGATTTAATTGTGATGGCTCCATGAAAGAGATTATTAAACTCACGTGTCGTGGAATGAGCCTTGCTGTTCCCAATACCTGGGAAAAATTGTCACAGGAACTTTTTGTACGACTAGTTTCACACCTTGCACAAATGCAAGCAGGAAAGTTGTCGCCAGGGGAGGTCGGAGTGCGCTATGTTTGTGACGCCATTGGATGTGACTGGCGTAGGCTGCGCAACGAGAATGCCATTGCAAACCTGGTATGCATCGCTGAACGATTGACATTCATCTTTCGAATACAATACCCCGACAATGATGCTATATTGGCTCATTTACCTGCCAATGAGCGGAGGATGTGCCAATATACGGATCCTTTCCGGCTTTCTCTGCCCATCGCACGTAAGCTGCGTACCATGGATTATCAATATGTTCTCAATCTTTGTTTCTGTGCGCAATTGATACCCATAGTGCGGGTGGATGAGCTGGAATATGCTGGTTACACGGTGAACACGACCTACGATAGCTTGACTTGCTCATTGACCGCCCTGCAATATATCGAGGCACGCTCCTTGTTAAAAAGTAAGACCGATGCGCTACCACTCTTGGCAGCCATTCTCTATTTTCCTGGCACGTATAATTCGGAGGAGGCGCATGCACTGGCTACGGCCTTCTCTCAATTGCCACAAGAATTGTTGGCAGCCATTTCGTTGAATTTTCAGGCCTTTAACGCCTATCTCTTCACTAAAACCGAGTTTGCACTGTTGACCAAGTTTGTCGAAAAGCCGGCGCATCCCATCACCACAGATGCAGCTGACGCTTTATACGATTTGTCGGCCGATGGACTTGGTGACGCCACGGCCGTGGAACAGCTTAACGTGCTTACATATCTCCGCATTCTGCGAAAAAAAACAATAGAGTCGGTGCGTACATTGCATGGAATGGAGTATGATGTGACTAAGATTAGTACTGAGACCGGATTGCCTGTTAATATCATAAATGAAATAATATGATTGTGGATCTCTTTCTTTACTTTGCAAAATTTCCAAACAAACGTGGAATACGCTCGATGGCTACATTGGGCAAGAGTGAGTTTGCAGAATATGCACAAATGTTGGATATCCTTGAGCGACTACCGGATAAGGCGCGTATTCCAGAAATAGACCATTATGTATACGGGCAGACGTTTGACGAACTTAAATCGTTAGTTGAACGCCTGACGGGTAGTTTTCTCTTTGCCGATTACGGCGAGTTCGAGTTTGGCGACGACGGAAGGAGGTCCTATCAGTACACTCAGCGTCTGGCCATTACAGTCGCAATGAAGTATTCAGACCATGCCGATCCAATGGAGCATGTCATTATCTCCGATAGGACGTTGAAATTGCTCACGACAGTCCATGCTTGGATGATGGCAGATGCAGAGAGGGGAGAACTCAATTGGCTCTCTCGCGACTCACTTGCTCATGCCGAGATTGTACCTTTCGTGGCCTCGGAACTAAAAGCCTCGGGATGGACGCTGATGCTCAACGCTACAGCTCCCGACGCGCTGGGAACTCACGCCCTAAAACGGTCCTTTGAACGGCTGGGATAAAGGCGTAACTTTGTAACATCAATACCCGAAACAACATGAAGAAACTACCAATGATAGCCATTACATCGCTGCCACTTTCCATCGTGGCAGACATCGCCCGATACCTGTACCAAGATTGGGAATTCGCCAAGTGGATAGCCATACTCGTGGCCGTAGACACGGTGCTGGGCATAGTGAAGCACTTGATGCACAAGGATGCCTCGAGCGGATCGTTCTTCTCGAAATTCGGCAAGAAAATTGCCATCTACATCGTGCTGCTCATCCTCTCCAACGTTCTCTCTAACTACACCGTGCAAGGCAGCGTGGTGGGAGCAACGCAATGGATAGGCACTTACCTGTGCGTGTTCATGATGGTGCGCGAGGCCTTTTCGTGCGTTGAGAACATCCAAGCCATCTATCCCATACTGCCCCCCTCGTTCGTTAAACGGCTAAAAGACTTCAACGACCGCGGCGAATATACCGCCGAACCCTAATAAACTCCGACAATCATGGCTACACAACAACAGATAGACTTCGCTCGCGAGATTTACCAAGCAGCCAAGAAAACCACCGACATCGCACCCGAATTCGTTACGGCGCAAGCCATTCTTGAAAGCGGATGGGGAAAGAGCCGTGTGGGGCAGTTCAACCTCTTCGGCATCACGCGCGGTTCTGCATGGAAAGGTCGCACGGTACTAGTTCTCACGCATGAGTATTTCAATACGCCAAACAGGCAGTTCGCAGCACCAGAACGTATCGTTTCGGTGGCCAAGTGTAAGACCGGCAACCGCTGGTATTACACTGTCTATCGACTTTTCAAAGACTTCGACTCGCTGGAAGAGTGTCTCGAAGAACACACGCGACTGTTGCAGAAACCTGGTTATGCCGATGCTTGGCCCTATCGTAAGAATGCCATCGAGTTTACACGTCGTATCTGCGATGGACACGGCAGCCAATATGCCACCGCCCCGGGATACTTCGCACAGATGGTTGGACTGATTAAGATGGTGAACAGGATATGCGGATAAGTAACGTAATGGTAGCCGTGCTGCTTGCTGGCCATGTGCTTGCATTGGCATCGGCTATAAGCTGGGCATGCCAACTGAAAAGCGAGAACAGTCGACTGCGGCAAAACCAAATCCTACTGCTGCGTGGAGAACAGGCGCGCATGGAACGCCAGGTGACAAAAGATGGGCGCAACGTCATGGCCATCGAGGCCTTGACGTTAAGGGTTGGCGAGCTGTCGCGACAGGGCGACTCACTCTTGCTCGTGGCACGCTCGCTGGGCATACGCAACCGCCGATTGCAAGAAATGGCCCGCACGGTCTACCGCACGCAGACCGTGGTACGCACCATGGTGCACGACAGCGTAGTCAAAATTGCACCTGGCCGCACCGACACGCTGCCCTGCCTCTCATATCGCGACCCCTGGCTGTCGTTCGCCGGCTGCCTTCGCGCAGACAGTTTCATAGGCGAGATACATGCGCGCGACACGCTCGACATCGTTGTGCATCGCATACCCCGCCGTTTCCTCTTCTTCCGTTGGGGATGCAAGGCAGTGAAGATGCAGGCCGTGTGCCGAAACCCACACACGCAGCTCACCTACATGCGATATGTTCGGCTGGTAGATTAAACTCTTTATCCCTCATACCCATACAGTTAACGTTTTCATGGTTTTTAGTTAGTAAGATTGTTTAGGTTTTAGTTGAAGAGACGATGCCGGGGGGCGGCGGCCGCTGGTGTGGCGGGGGA